AGCACAAACTGCAATGGGACCAAGATTAAAGACTGTAACTATGCATGACAAGCGTAGAAAGAAAGATAAGTTTCCAGTATTACTAAAGAGATTTAGAAAATACATAGAAGATCATGGCTAGGATTTACATATTAATATTCGTCATTGGTATCATTGGCGTTATAGGTTATGGCGCAAAATATTATTATGATACTACTCAGAACAGAATAGCAGTTCTCACAAAAAATAACGCTACACTTAAAGCGGCAGTTGAAACATCTGAAAAAAGTATTACTGCATTAAAAGGTAATATTCAAAAGATGGCCGACTTAAATAATAAACTGCAAGTTAAGTTACAAAAGGCAGAGTCATATAAAGATGAATTAAGAGCAAAGTTAACTAAATTAAATTTAGTAGTTGAAGCTTTAAAAGATTCGAAAGTATTAGAAGGAAAGATGAATGGCGCAAGTGCAAAACTATGGCGTGGAATTATGGAAGAGTCTGGTAATACTAATAAGCTTGATAACCCTAGCTGGCTGCAGCGGCCTCAAGATGGAGCCGGAAATCAAGACGGTAACAAAGATCGAAAAGATAACAGTACCAATAGTAGCGAGACCAAAGCCACTACAACTCAATGATACACGAGTATTTGTAGTTACAAAAGATAATTATGATGAGTTCGTAAAAGAATTTACAGAAGTCTATGGCGAACTAGCATTCGTTGCACTAAGCATGAGAGACTATGAACTACTTGCTTTAAATATTGCAGAGATACGTAGATATTTAAATCAACAAAAAGAAATAATAGTTTATTATGAAAAAGCTGTAAAAGAGGAGAAAAAGTAATGGAATTTATAATAGATCAACTTGTCACTTGGTGGCAGTTTACTGTCGTTGGTGTACTAATTATTATTGGATTTATAGTTAATATGTTTGGTGTTGATTGTAAAGACGATCTTATTGGTTTTAGATATAGAGTAATGCCACAATTAAGACCTATTGCAATACCTACAGCCGGTAAAGGTTTTTGGGGTGCAATATGGATGTGGTTAACTGGTGTAAGAACATGGGAAGTTGCAGATGACTGGGCATTTAAGATAGGAAGTACTTGGTATGTTATACCACAAGGATTTGTATTTGATGGTGCTTCAATTCCAAAGTTCTTACATACATGGTTATCACCAACAGGTGTGTTACTTATGGGCGGCTTAGTTCATGATTACGCATATAAGTATGCTACACTTTTAAAATCTGGCAAGAAAAAAACAATGGGTACTATAACTCAAAAGAAGGCAGACGAGATATTTCGTGATATAAATATTGAGCAAAATGGATTTCATCTATTAAATAAATTAGCTTATTGGGCTTTAAGAATAGGTGGATTTGTTGCTTGGAATAAACATAGAAAAGTAAACGCTAAAATAGGAATAAAGTAATGGAAATTGATTTTGAAAATGAAATGATTAAAGCACTTAAAAAACATGCTGAAGGCAAGATCGCTATGGCAAAAGCGACAGCACAAGTATATATGAATAATCCAGCTGGTATTGGAGAGCATCCACAAGTAATGGAAGAGCTTGAAAAACAAATGATGGAAATGGCTAAGTATGATGATGTGTTACAAATGATTAAAAAATATTTTGATGATATTGATTAAAAAGTCCTTTACAAAATCTTAAAATTAATATATAATATCTAATATAGTAAAAAAATAATCAGATAAAAGAGGTAAAGAAATGCAACAAGAATTTGTTGACACGAGGGATTTTTTGTCTCAAACAAAGTTTTATGAAGGTTATTCTCGTTTTAAAGATGAAGACACGAGATACGAAACTTGGGATGAGGCTGTCGATCGCGTTATTGAAATGCACGACAAAAATTATATGAATAATAATAATGAATTGAGTGAATACTTAGAAGAAGCTCGTACTGCATACAAAGAACAGCGTGTTCTTGGTGCTCAGCGTGCACTCCAGTTTGGAGGCGAGCAGTTAATGAAACATCAAATGAGGATGTACAATTGTACGTCTTCTTATGTTAATAGACCAGAATTTTTTGGTGAGGTATTTTATATCTTATTATGTGGTGCTGGTGCAGGATTCTCTGTACAAAAGCATCATATTAAGAAATTGCCAAAAATTCAAAATAGAACTAAACAAGCAAAAGGTTACATAGTTGAAGATTCAATTGAAGGTTGGGCTTCAGCTTTAGACGTGTTAATGTCTTCCTTCTTTGTTGGCGGAGGTAAATATCCAGAGTATGAAGGAAGAAGAGTGTACTTCGATCTATCACAAATAAGACCTAAAGGAGCTTTTATATCCGGAGGATTTAAGGCACCAGGGCCAAATGGCTTACGTAGGTCTTTGGACAAGATAGAACATTTATTACAAGGTATTGTATTAGACTCAAAAGAGCCAATAGACATCAAACCAATAGATGCTTATGATATCACCATGCATGCAGCAGATGCTGTATTATCCGGTGGTGTAAGAAGGTCAGCAACAATTTGTCTTTTTTCGCCAGATGACGAAGAAATGATGAATGCAAAAACTGGCAATTGGTTTATGGATAATCCACAAAGAGGTAGGTCAAATAACTCTGCAGTTATCGTAAGAGATGAGACCACACCAGAAGAGTTTGGCAAGATTATGGAATCTGTCAAACAATTTGGCGAACCCGGGTTCGTCTTCGTTGAATCTAAAGAACATACTACAAATCCATGTGTTGAGATTGGTATGTATCCTCAGATTAATAAAAAGTCAGGTTGGCAAGGTTGCAACCTAACTGAAATCAATGGAGGCAAATGCAATACCGAGGAAGACTTTTATAAGGCATGTCGAGCAGCGTCTATCCTCGGTACCCTACAAGCAGGGTACACTGACTTTAAGTTTTTAACAGACACTTCAAAATTAATTTTTGATAGAGAAGCTTTACTTGGAGTTTCAATTACAGGATGGATGAATAATCCTGATATTCTTTTCAATGAAAAGATACTTGAAAAAGGTGCTCAAATCGTTAAGGATGTAAATAGAGAAGTTGCTAGAATAATTGGAATTAATCCAGCAGCAAGGACAACTTGTGTTAAGCCTAGTGGTAATGCGTCTGTATTATTACAAACTGCATCTGGTATTCATGCTGAACACTCACCGATGTACATACGTAATGTACAGATGAATAAAGAATCTGAAATAACTCAAGCAATTATGAAGACCAATCCTTACATGGTTGAAGAATCAGTATGGTCAGCTGGTGGTACAGATGTTGTTGTTTCATTTCCAATAATGCCTAATAAAGGATCGATGTATAAAGATGACTTGTTAGGTGTTAAGCACTTAGAGTTAGTTAAGAAAGCTCAAAAGCACTGGGTTGAAGCTGGCACTAATGAAGAACTTTGTGCTGATAGAGGCGTAAGACATAATGTATCAAATACAATTATTGTAGATGATTGGGATGAAGTTGAGAAATATGTCTTTGAAAATAGACATTCATTTGCTGGCATTTCATTCTTACCTATGACAGGTGATAAAGACTACAATCAAGCTCCAAATACTGCAGTTATTACTGCAAAAGATATGGTAAAGAAGTATGGCAATGCTGCAGTCTTTGCATCTGGTATGGTCGTTGATGCTCTTAAATGTTTTAATAACTTATGGGATGCGTGTTCTACAGCAAAAGGATTTGGTGAAGACATATCTTTAGAATCTTCAGAGAATGCAATGAAGAGAGATTGGATAAGAAGATTTGATAAATTTGCTGACAATTATTTAAAATCAGACAAAGCACTTGCTGAACACTGTTTAAAAGATGCATACTTATTACATAAGTGGAATAAGATACAATCAACTTTAAAAACAGTTGACTGGAAAGAAGATATAAAAGAAAGAAAATATACAGATGTTGACACTCTCGGTGCAGCCGCATGTGCAGGTGGCGCCTGCGAAATCGATTTCTAAAGTTGTTTCACCTTGCATTAAAGTATGTACTCTTGAAAATGATTTTTGTATTGGATGTGGTAGAACACAAAAAGAAATAGCAGAATGGTTTACTGCATCTGAAAAAAGAAAGAGAGAAATACTTGAAAGACTACAAGGTAGAATGTGAAGAATGTGATGAGGTAACTTACGTAGCCTTTTACAAACAGCCAAAGTATTGTCCAAATTGTGGACGAAGAGCTGAGGCTGAAGAAGTTGAAGAACATGAATAAATATAATCATGTGGTATTATAATGATAAATTATTCGAAGAAACTCCTGAAGAATACCAAGGATTTGTCTATCAAATCACAGAAGTCGATTCCAACAAAAAATATATTGGAAAGAAAAACTTCTGGAAACCTAAAATTCTTCCCATCACTAAAACACGTAAGAGACGTGTACGAACGCGTACAGAATCAAACTGGAAAGAATATTACAGTTCGTCCGATGAAGTACGCAAGCTTGTGGAATCAGGAGTAAATTTTAAAAGAGAAATATTAAGACTTTGTAAAACCAAAGGCGAGATGTCGTATTATGAGGCTAAGCTACAGTTTGACAATGATGTCTTA